ACACAATGCTATACGTCTGCCCTCAGGATTACTGATGCGCTACGAGAACCTAAGAGCCGAGGAAGGGGAAAAGGGATTACAGCTCTCCTACTACACACGGCGCGGGTGGGTAAAGATTTACGGAGGGAAGGTAGTGGAAAACATCTGCCAAGGCGTAGCACGATGTGTTATGGCAGAACAAATGCTAAGGATTTCAAAGAAATACAGACCCCTCCTTACTGTGCATGATTCTGTGATATGCTGCGTACCTGATGGGGAAGTAGACGAAGCAGCAGCCTTTATTACTGAATGTATGGCATGGAGGCCAGAGTGGGCGGAGGGATTGCCGCTTAAAGGTGACGTTCAGACAGGCAAAAATTACGGAGAGTGCGTTGAATGGGAAAGCCCACATGGTCGTTTAGCAGCCTAAAAACTTACGATCAGTGCCCTAAAAAATACTATCACTTGCGTGTGACTAAGGACTATAAAGAACCTGAGTCTACAGCAATGACTTATGGTTCTGCCTTCCACGAAGCAGCAGAACATTACCTCAATGGGACTACTCCCGAACTTGATCCCCGTTTTTCTTTCGCTCTAGCCGCCCTCGATAAACTCAATGGTATGGAAGGCGAAAAGTTATGTGAACACAAAATGGGACTTACCGCTGATCTCGAACCGTGTGGGTTTTTTGATAAGGGGGTATGGTGGCGCGGTGTCTCTGATCTCACCATCATCAATGAAGAAACAAACGTAGCAAAAGTAATTGACTACAAAACAGGTAAGTCAACTAAGTATGCAGACAAAGGCCAACTAGAATTAATGGCTATGGCAACCTTTAAACATTTTCCCAGTATGAAGACTGTGAAAGGAGGCTTACTTTTTGTAGTATGTAATGCCTTCATTAAGGATACCTATACTATAGAACAGGAATCTGACCTGTGGAAAAAATGGTTGATGGAGTACGGTAAGCTGGAAGCGAGTTACGATGCAGATGTATGGAACCCACGTCCAAGCGGGTTATGTCGAGCACACTGCGTTGTAACTGAATGTCCTCACAATGGGAGAAACTGATGCCTTACAAAAACCCTAAAGATAGAAAGAAGCAAGTCAACAAACCTGTAGGAAGCAAACCATTCAAAGCAAGAATGGAACGACAGCGTGCCAGACGTGCGGTGGATAAAACAGGTGCCGACAAAAACAAAGACGGTAGAGCTGACAGGCGTGAAGGAAAAGATGTTGCTCATAACAAAGCACTGAGTAAAGGTGGTTCTAATAAACAGGGCTACCGTATCCAAAGCGCAAGCAAAAACCGAAGCAACAATTATAAAAAACGCAAGACAACTAGACGCAGAACTGTATAATTAAGAGTGATGACATCATGTCATCACTAGCAGTCGGAGGAAAGTAGACACCTACTTTTCTCTGTTATCTATTGACCAAGGAAAACTATGCGGATTGTTGACAATAAGGCGCTCCTCTTAAAAGTACGTTCTCCTAGCGTTATTACCGCCGCTATCCCCAAGAGCAAACTTATGGGGGATAACCAAGTGTTAGTTAAGTGGGGGATGGACGAAACACGGGTTCTTAAAAACCTGAACATAAAAAACGTACCCTCACCTATTATAGGACAGTACGGATGGAAGGGTCAGCACACCCCCTTTAAGCATCAAAAACTAACGTCTGCCTTTCTTACTCTTAATCAACGTGCGTTCTGTTTCAACGAACAAGGTACAGGTAAAACTGCGTCAGCAATTTGGGCATCCGACTTTCTATTAACCCAAGGGATTATAGAGAGAGTACTTATAATTTGTCCGTTGTCGATTATGGATTCAGCATGGCGCGCTGACTTGTTTAAATTTGCAATGCACCGCACCGTAGATATCGCTCACGGCTCCCGTAAAAAACGACAGGAAATAATCAAGGGGGAAGCTGAGTACATCATCATTAACTATGACGGGGTAGAGATAGTACGCGACGAAATAGAGGCGGGAGGTTTTGATCTTATAATTGCAGACGAAGCAACCCACTATAAAAACGCCCAATCGAAACGATGGAAAGTACTTAACTCTTTACTCGCCCCTTCTACATGGTTGTGGATGATGACAGGAACACCGGCTGCTCAGTCTCCTGTAGACGCATACGGTTTAGCAAAACTGGTGAACCCACGAGGTGTTCCACGGTTCTTCAGTACCTTTAGGGAAGTGGTAATGTACAAACTTACCCAGTTCAAATGGGTTCCCAAGGAGACTGCGACCCAAACAGTTTTTGAAGCGTTACAACCCGCAATTCGCTTTACCAAGGAACAATGCCTTGATTTACCCGCGATGACGTACACCCGTAGGGAAGTGGAACTAACTCGACAGCAGCAAACTTACTACGACTTACTAAAACGTAAAATGGTAGCTGTTGCAGCGGGGGAAGAAATCAGTGCAGTAAACGCTGCTGTGAACATGAACAAACTCCTGCAAATTTCGTGTGGGGCAGTCTATACCGACTCAGGGGAGACAGTAGAGTTCGACATCAGGAATCGGTATAAGGTACTACGTGAGGTCATTGATGAAACAACCCAGAAAGTTCTCCTGTTTGTACCCTTTCGTCATGTGATTGATTTGCTTTCAGAAAAGCTAACCAAAGATAAGATCACCAGTGAGATAATCAGGGGGGATGTATCAGCATCCAAACGTACTGATATTTTTAACCGCTTCCAGACAACTCCCGACCCCCGTATCCTTATTATTCAACCCCGCGCCGCCGCTCATGGGGTAACACTTACCGCTGCTAATGTCGTGGTTTGGTGGGGGCCAGTACCCTCACTGGAAACGTATACCCAAGCAAATGCCCGTGTTCACAGGTCAGGTCAAACACATCCGTGTACTGTAGTGCACCTCCAAGGCTCGCGAGTAGAGAAACGTGTTTACACACTTCTTGATAGTAAAATTAATGTCCACACAAAGATTGTTGATCTATATAAGGAACTCCTTGAATAACACATAATACCGCACTATACTACACATCTTAACTAAGTGGGAGCAAGCTATGACTGACGAAAATGGCGTGCCTGTTGATAGATGGGTACGTGCTTATATCAATATAAGGGAGGCCAAAAGGGAACTTGCAGAGCGATATCGCGAAGAAGATGGCTCTTTAGACGAACAGCTTAACAAAGCTAAAGGTATCCTGTTACAACACTGCAAAGATTCCAAAACCAAAAGTGGTACTACTGAGGACGGTCATACGTTTACTCGACAAGAGAAAACCAGATATGTCACTCAGGATTGGGCGGCTTTAAATAAAGTTATATTGGAGCATGAAGTTCCTGAGCTATACGAAAAACGAATTCATCAGGGAAACATGAAGCAGTTTTTAATAGAGAACCCCGATGTTTTACCAGCCGGATTACGAGCTGATTCCGAGTACGTTATTGTCGTTAGAAGGGGTAAGAAGAATGAGTCAGACTGAACCAAAAGTTTCATCTACATTAGAAAAATATGTTCCTATAGAAGAGTTAGCACAACATCTTTCTCTCGCTATCACTACTGTACGTAGTTGGGTTCGTATGGGGGTTATCCCAAAAAGTACCTATCTAAAAATAGGTAACACATACAGATTTAACATTGCTGAAGTAGTAGAGAAACTTAAAGAAAGTAGTATTAAAGCCGATCTAGTTCCACACCCCAACCAAGATAGTGATGCAAATGCACCTGTCCAGTTGGAACTAAACTTTGAAGATGATGTCTAGGAGAACACAATGACAGATATAATTTCTTTAGATAAGATGCCAGCCCCTTATAAGGATTTGCTGGCAAAGCTAAAGCCCGAAACCAATTTAGGTGGGGAGAATTTTAGTACCTCACGCCGTATCAGCCTTGATGGAAAGGTATTCAGGAAGATAATTAACGGCAAAGAAGTCCAGCAAATCAAAGAAGAGAAGATGGATTTGGTGATAGTGAAAGCTGCACCGATTTCACGTATGTACTACAAGGAAGCGTATGTAGAGGGAGAGCATAGCGCACCTCATTGCTGGTCACCTGATACAAATACTGCCCGTCCTTCTACTGATGTGCTTGCTGCAAACAGACAGGCTAACAGTTGTCTGGAGTGCAAACATAACATTAAAGGATCAGGCCAAGGCCAAGGGAAAGCGTGCCGGTTTCAACAACGATTAGCGGTTATGTTAGCAGATGGAATTGCCACTAGAGAGATATACCTTCTCACCGTCCCTGCTGCAAGTATCTTCAAAGATGTCGAACATAAGATGACAATGCAAGCATACGCCCGTTTTTTACAGGCGCATAACACCCCCGCTGCCGCAGTAGTTACTGAAATAAGTTTCGCAGACTTTAGTTACCCACTTCTTACTTTTTCACCAGCTCGCCCTCTTGAGGAAAAGGAATTGGAAACTGTCGTGGAGATGCAAGAACACCCCGACACTATTGATGCAGTTACGTTAAAGATCATTCCTGACGAAATGGAAGAAGTCGCAGGGTTTGAGAAAGAAGAGACAGCTCCGGCTAATGGAAAAAACGCTGCTGCTCCCGCCATAGCATTTCGGGATACCAAGACTGATGAAGTTGAAGCTAAGGTAGAAGAACCCACGGTTAAAAAAGCCAAAACAACTAAACTGGAAGAAGATAGTTCGCCTCAAGAACAGCTCGATGAGCTTCTTGAAGTGTGGGATGACTAACTCCATCCAGTAAAAAGCACCAAAGTGGGAAGGAGCATCTATCTGGTGCTTCTTGCGCTGTACAGTATTAAGAGATTCGGGTATGCAAACGAAACAATTTCTTAGTGCGGTGCTGGATGACCAAGGACTTTATTGCGTACTAGGTAGAAGAACTAAAGATAAACACACGGTTCAAAAATTCTATAACTCAATAGATTCAGTAGTTGATTCAGCACTGAACTTCGACCAACAAGGCTACGATGCGTATTTTGCCTTAAGTACGTTTAATATAGCTGATTCCCGTCAAGCCGAAAACTGTAA